CGTTTAGGGCGCGTGTGCGGGTGCGCGGGCGCGTGCACGCGCTTAGTACTGGGGCGCGGGAAATTTTTCCGGCCGAGCTGCGCTGGGCGTCCAAGAAAATTGCCTGGCGCGCTGTAGAAAAATCAGATCGGCGCGGTCAAGCCTGACCCTGATCATCATTTCCTGGCGCAGAGGCGCCCTCGACTATGCCCTCAGGCATTTGCTGCATGCGTAGGCGTTGGGCGGGTAGCATCGGTCATGCCCGTTGTCTGCCGGTCCGCCGCACATAGGGCACCACTCAAGGTCGGGCTCCGGCGCCGGCTCGGCCTCAACGCCGATGCCGTGCGCTCGCTCGATGGCACGCGCCACCTGCACCGTGGGCGGAACCTTCCAGCCAGTAAGGCGCGCCTGCTCTTCGATGATCTTGAAGATTTGCTCAGTTGTCAGTGGCGTCTGCATCGTTTCCTCTAACTCGGGTAGCGTCGGCGCAATCAACCGCAAACCAGCCCTCTTTTCCGTCAATGTTTCTCGACACTTCCTCGCACACCCGCGCACACGCCTCGCGTTCTGCTGCTGCGATAAGGTTGGCGAAGCGTTCAAGGAATGGGTCGTTCCATTCTGTGGGAATCAAGGTTCCTGTTGCGTCTGCCGCCTCCCGCGCCATGCGGATGATGTCATCTCTATTCATTGCTCGCCCTCCACAATAGTCAGCAGTCGCAGTTCCATGCGCTTCAATAGCCACAACACCGTGCCACCATCTGCGTATGAAGATGCAAATACTTCATCCCCGTCTTTGTCCCAGCCCATAATGACCACACCCTCAAGCAAGCCTTTGTTGTTCTCAAGAACCGTGTCGGGGTCTAGGTTTAGTTTTGTGATGCCGGAAAACGGAATGACCTTGCTCATTGCTTCACCTTCAACCGCGCTCGCATAGCAGAAATTGTGTCTTGGTATTCGCGGACGCTGGCGTTGTACTTGTACATCTCTCGCAGCACCGGCAGGGTAACGTCAGGCATAGCCTCGGTGACGTATTCGGCGTAGGCCCGAAACTCTGGCGTGCCGTTGGCGATTGCCTTCTCCATCCACTTGTTCATCTTGCCCCCCCGCGCCATACGGATAATGTCATGGCGGTTCATTGCTCACCCCTCGCTCGGATGGCGGCGGCGCAGTCATGCGTGGCTCCGGCGTAGGTCAGCGCAGCGTAATGCTCCATCGCCTTGCGTCCATTGCCTTGTTCATCACACACCTTCGCGCATTCCTCACGCTCCGCAGCAGCGACCAGTTCAGCAAAGCGTTCCAGCGCGGATATCCCATCGTGGTCAATCAAGGGCCACGCCCCTGCCTCCCGCGCCATACGAATAATGTCATCGCGGTTCATTGCTCACCCCTCAATCTAATGCGCTCGGCGCACTCGCCAGATACGTTAAGCGGGTCCGCGCTGTCGTATGCCTCGCACACCTTCGCACAAGCCTCACGCTCCGCAGCGACGACAAGTTCGGCAAAGCGTTCAAGGTATTCGTCACGGTCGAAGACCATTGCATTTAGAACACGGCCACCACCTGCCTCGTACGCCATGCGGATAATGTCATCGCGGTTCACAGCAACCACTCCACGACGGCCCACAGGAACCCGATCACAGGCGCGGCAATGCCGGCCAGAAACCCGAGCATCCCGCAGAACACGAACACGTCGACCACCATCTCACTCACTTTGTGCATTTCCGTTCCTCTCGCGCCACGCGGCGCTTCTCATGTTCAATCGCAGCGATGGCGAATCTGTACAGGAATGCTTTGTAAGACTCGACCCACTGCTTGCCAAACTTCCAGTCGCCGATGGCCTTCTCGGCCAGCTTGACCACGTCCTTCTCAGTCATCTGCGTCCTTCACGAACACACCGCCAGGCATCATGCGGCCCTTACGATCCTTGATTTGCTCCCACGCCGACATCAGGCACTCAACAGGGTCGACGTTGCGCAAGTAGCAATAGCAAATCAGACAGACCATCACGTCACCCACGGCATCAATCTGATCACCCTTGCGATCCTTGGCGTGGGCATCAGCCAACTCGCCCATCTCCGACACCGCTTTGAGAAGCTGCATCGTGGCCGTAGAGTGTTTGAAGATGCCACGCTCATGCGCCCAGTTCTCAACTAGGTTCTGCAGCCGCTCGAAGTTCACTTGAACCACCAGACCGCAGTAAACCCGGCGATGGTGACGGAGCGCCACAGTCCGGTGACCTCATGGTTCAGCCAGAACCTGCGCTGCCGCCATTGGAATCCAACATCCAGCCAGTTGTTGATCAGATGCACTCTCACGGTCTTGCCCTCCCTTTGGTTTGTTTGTGCTGCCACAGTCGCAACAGCTCTTCCCTCAACCACTCGACCGTCTCCGGTCGCTGCTTCAACCTGAGTTCTTCCAGATACCGGCGCACCTTCGTCTTCGCCCAGTTGCAATCCTTCAGCACGCGCATCGCCCAGCAGTACCGCAGCCAAGCCTCGCAATAGCTGCTCATGCGTCGACCATCGATCGTGTCGACGACACGCGCCCCGGCATGAATCTCGCCGCACTGCCAACATGTCAGGTCGACTCCACCTTGATCCACCTGCAGACCATGTTGTCCTGTGGCCGCTCTTTCTCGAGCTCTAGTTGCACTTCTCTGCATTGCTCATAGGTCTCAAAGACGCCTAGCCAGTAGATGTGGCCGGCATGGAACAGCAGCAGATTGAACCAGATGATGGTCATGCGTCGCCCTCGTCAGTGCCCGGCTCGTACTCGAACCGGCTGCAGTGCCCTCTCGCATCATCATCATGCAACAGACACATCAGCCCCGTGCGCCCCGCTATGGAGTGCCGGCAGTCCCAGCACGTTTGGCCCTGGCCACGCAGCCATTGCATATCCACCTTCTGTTTTTGCCGGCGTTGTAAGTCTTCCATTTGCCTCCCTCCACCTTCTGGGTCGAGTAGCATTGGCTGCACCAGCGGGTGCCGGTGAGCTGTTCTTCAATCTGTCTGATGCGCTGCGCTTCCTTATTCGCCACCGAGCACTCTCCACAATCCGATCTTCTTGTTGCCGGCGACGATGATCTTCGACGTGACGGCGCCAGCTTTTTTCAGATACGACAGCTGGGCGTACACCAGGCTGATGTCCATAGGATTTCCGGTGCGCTCGAGCTGCACGCAGACCTCGGCCACAGTGCCGGAGCCAATGGCGCGCAGTGCGTTGAGCACGATGCCCTTTTTGGTTACCCGCGCAGTGCGCTCGTCGACCTCATCGTCGGCGCAGACGTAGCTGACGCCGGTTGTGTTCTTGAAACTGACGTTGATAGGGTTGCCCATCAGCACGTCGACAATGTATTGCAGCCCCGCAGTCACAGTTCACCTCTCATCATTGGCAGGAAGTCATCAAGCCGCAGCACCACTCGCCACGGTTTTCCATTGCGTCGATAGATCACCACCGGCACCTCGCCGGTAGCGGCGCAAGCCTCGACCTGTTCGCACCATGCGTCGACCTGCAGCCGCTCATGGCGCTTGCACTCGATGCGGAACTTGCCGACCGTCATGTCATCGCCACCGTCCCGCGCCTGGCCAAGGTTGCGCTTCACCACAACCCCGAGCTGCTCGGTCAGGATGCCGGCCAACTCGCGCTCTCCGGTTGCGCCCTTGGCGCGTCGACCGCGTCCGTTCATAGACCCTCCAACATTTGTATGCGCTGACCAATCCACCGCATGACCGGCACGGCCATGCTGTTGCCCAGAGCCTTGTAGCGCGGCCCATCAGGGCAGTTTTCCTTGATGTTCGTATACCCGTCAGGGAAACCCTGTAGACGTTCGCACTCGGTCGGCGTAAGGCGGCGCACTGCCATTCGCTGAGGAATGAGCCGCCCTGTATAGGCATCCTGACCGCTATATGCGCCGGGGTGCGTGTCAGTACACAACGATCCTACGGTGCGCTGGATGCCACATTCGTCAACGCTATGTGCAATGCTTCTGGCAGTGACGTCCCGCGCTTCTCGGCTCGGCGCAGTATCCCGGCGCAAGCTTTCGCGCTCAAATAGAACCGCTGCGGCAGGTCTCCAGTCTGCAAGGTGTCCGACAACGAACACTCTACGGCGGCGCTGTGCGACTCCGAAGAAACGTGCGTCCAACACTCGGTAAGCGAACCCATACCCGAGTTGAGCCAGCGCCCCGAGGAAGGAACCAAAGTCCCGTCCTCCGTTGCTTGACAGAACACCGGGGACGTTTTCCCAGACAAACCATCGCGGTCGAAGGTGGTCAAGAAGTCCGCAATAGACAAGGGCCAGGTTGCCGCGAGGGTCATCCATCCCGCGCCGGAGTCCGGCGACAGAGAAGGATTGGCAGGGAGTTCCTCCGACAAGCAAGTCAATTCCATCTGCACCAAGATTCCACTCCTTGTATTTGGTCATGTCTCCGAGGTTAGGAACCTCGGGATAGTGATGCGCGAGAACCGCGCTAGGGAAGGGCTCGATTTCGCTGAATGCTGCCGGAGTCCAACCGAGTTCATGCCATGCCACCGTGGCCGCCTCGATGCCGGAGCAAACCGATAGGTATCTCATCTGTTGCCCCCAAGCATTGCGTTGAGCCGCTCGGAGGTGCTGCTGTACTTAGCGCGCAGCACGATGTTGATGGCCTCGTCGATGATCGATGCGCGGCTGCGACGCTGGTCATCTGCCGCCTTGTCTAGCAACTCGCGGGTGCCAGGGCGCAGGCGAATCAGCAGGGTGTTGTACTTGTTGGGCATGGTTCTCTTCAGTGATACGACAGATGCACGATAGCACACTTGCATATCTCTGCGATATCACTTACGATGGCATCACTCCACCGGGAAACAGGAGAGTGAGATGCCCACCCACATTGCATACTTCAGAGTCAGCACCGATAAGCAAGGCCGCTCCGGCCTCGGGCTTGACGCACAACAGCAAGCTGTCCGCCAGTTCATTGGCGGCGAACCAGATGCCAGCTACATCGAGGTCGAGTCCGGCGCGAACCGCGACCGCCCGCAACTGGCAGCAGCAATTAAGCAATGCAAATGCATTGGCGCGTCGCTGGTGGTCGCCAAGCTCGACCGTCTGGCGCGTGACGTGCAACTGATCCTGAGCATCGTTGATAGCGGCATCGTGGTGCGCTTCGTCGACCTGCCGGAGATCAACCCTGCCGACCCGACCGGCCGCTTGATGTTGACCATGATGGCCAGCTTCGCGGAGTTCGAGCGTCGCATCATCAGCAAGCGTACACGCGAGGCACTGGCTGCCAAAAAGGCGCGTGGGTTCAAGCTCGGCTCGCCGACACCTGAGCGTGGCAGCGCGGCCGGTAATGCAGTCATCCGCGAGCGCGCAGATGCATTCGCCATCAAAGTGCTGCCGCTGATTCGCACGCTGCGCGAGCAGGGCGCTACTAGCCTGCGCGACCTCGCCGCAGAACTCACCGCACGCAACGTGCCGACCGCCAAAGGCGGCACGGTGTGGCACGCATCTGCTGTGGCCAACGTACTGAAGCGCGAGACGCTGCACTAATCCAGGCGGCGCGGGCTGCCGGCACCGCGCTCGCCATTCCAACCAGCCGGCGGAGGAAAGACCATGCATAGAGTGAAACTGCACGTTGAGGATGACCGTCTTGAGCGGCGCTGGACAATCGCCGTGGCCATCATTTCTGTTGCCGCCATCAGCGTCTGCCTGTGGGGCATCTTTCGGGGGATTCTGCAATGAGTTCACATGACGCCAAGGCGCCGCTGGACATCGGCTTTGCATACGTCGTGCAGGGGCAGTTGCTCATGCCGCACTACGACAAGGACAAAGCCCAGCACTTCGTTGCAGCCAACGGAGAAGAGTGGACCGCAGACCAACTGCACCAGATGGGAGGTCGCCGCATCGAAATGCTGATGTGGCCCCGCGAATGGCAGCAGGTGAAGTGGAAGCAGAAGAGGGGGGCAAAGTGATGACGCAACTTCTGTTGACGGTTCAGACAGAACCAAAGACCGGCCATCAACTGCGCGACGCAATCCTTGAAGACCTCGAGCGCCGCAACCGCGACTGGCTAGAACGTGCGCGCAAGTTTGCGATGGATCGCGCCTGCCTGCGCGGCGAGGTCAGCATCAACGACGTGCGAGAGAACGTGCCCATGCCGGCTGACCTGCACCCGAATGTGCTTGGCGCAGTGTTCAAGGGTGGCAGCTTCAAGCAGGTTGGCTGGACAACAGCATCGCATCCCAAAGCGCACGCCCGTGCGGTGCGCGTCTATACGCTAGCGTGGAATGAGGAGTACGAAAATGGTCGGTAAGGTCACACCCAACAGCGTCCTGTCTGCGAGCCGCCTGCCGGCCGTGATGGGACTATCCAAGTACCGGAGTCCCAACGACGAACTGCAGGTCAGCGTCGATGCCATCAACGGCAAGGTGCCGGAGGACTTCACCAACGAAGCGATGCAGTGGGGCAACCAACTGGAGTCCATCATCCTGCAAACCGCAGCCGAGCGGCTCGGCCTCACCGATTTGGTTGACGTTCACCCAGAACCGTACTTCCACCCCAAGCTGCCGCTGTGCTGCAGCCTGGATGGCACTGCATCCGGCAACGGGCTGGAGATTGTCACCGACCGCGAAGCAGGCATCTTTGTCATGGGCGAGGACAGCATCATCCTCACCGGCAAGGGAGTCATCGAGGCCAAGCTGACCAGCTTCGCACCGGAGGATTCGCCGCCGGTGTGGCGCGGGCCGATCCAGCTGCAGGCGCAGATGGACATCATCGGTGCAACGTGGGGTGTCATCGCCACGCTTTACCAAGGCACCACGCTGCGGTGCTTTGTGTTCAGCCGGCATCAGCCCACCGTCGACCGCATCGCAGACGTGTCGCTTGACTTCCACCGTCGGCTTGTGGCGTGGGAACACGAAGGTGTGTTTGAGGCATACGAACCCATCAGCAGCAAGGATGCGGATCGCACCTGGCCGCGCACCCATCCCGACCCTGAGCCCGTTGTCCTTGACGACAACGCCGAGGCTGCGGCCGCGATGATTGAGTCGCACAAGCGTCAGATTGCGGAGCTGCAGGCAGAGATTGAACACGCCGAGAAAGACCTCAAGGCCGCACTCAAGGATGCCGAGGCCGGCATCGCCGGCAAGTACCAGGTCCGCTGGCCGATGCGGCACTACGCCGCGCAGCCGGAAAAAATTGTGCCGGCAAAGAATGCATACGCCGTCCGTCAGTCCACGCTCAACATTAAGGAGATCAAGCATGGGAATCGCTAAAGCATTCGTCGCGGCCAAGCGCGAGTTCGCCCCGGCCCTCAAGACCAGCAGCAACCCGCACTTCCGCAGCAAGTACGCCGACCTCGCCGGCTGCCTCGAGGCTGTCAACGATGCGCTCCTTAACCAGGGCATCGCGGTGTACCAGGAAACCACGGAGTGCGAGAACGGTGTCATCGTCGAGACCGTGTTCCTGCATGAGTCTGGCGAGACGCTGCGCGGCGGCAAGCTGCACGTCCCAGCGCCCAAGCATGACCCGCAGGGCTATGGCAGCGCGCTGACCTACGCTCGCCGCTACAGCATCATGGCGGCCTGCGGCATCGCTGCCGAGGATGACGATGGCAACGCGGCTAGCCGGCCAAAGCCTGTGCAGCGCAACCCGCTAGACACCGTGGCCACGAAGCTTGCGGCCACAGTGCCACAGGATGGCGAGCCGGAGGGGCCATATCCGTTGTCAGTGCCGGGCCGAGACCCAGTTGAGTTCGTCACTTGGCAGGAATGGGGCGAGGCATTCCAAGAGCTGGTTGAGAAGGTGGCGCGAGCTGCGAAGGCCACGCCCGAGGAGCGCATGGAAAAGCTGCGTGTGCTACGGGATGCCAATACGGCAGTGCTGGAGCGCATCGATCCCATCCACCGCATCAAGTTCACCGGCAAGATGTCCAGCCACCTCAAGGAACTGGACAGCAGGGCGACTGCCTAGCGCGCTGCGTACACTCGGCCGCGGAACCACGCGGTCGAGTCTTCCTCCACCTGCACAATCTCAGGGATGACTCGCTGGTTGTCCATCGTGATGACCACGAAACCCATGCGCCAGTCGCGGACGTTCTGCTCCGCGTAGCGGAACTGCGGACCCCACGGGTCTGCCAACGTGCCAGTCTCGATTCCGTGCCGGGTGCCGCGCATGTCTGTCAGGGTGCGGATGCCGAGCTTGTGCGTATGCCCGGTGACCGTCGACAGGCCAGTGTGCAGGGTGTTGTTGTAGGCACCATGAACCCCAGACCGGAAGCGATGCTTGACGAATAGGCAGTCGTTGAAGATGGTCGAGACGTGATGCTCCCACGCTGGGAACAGCTCATCAAAGGTGGTGCCCGGCATCTTCTCTAACTCCGGCACACGCTGTGCCATGAGCGCCATAAACCGGGCGTCGTGGTTCCCTTGGTGCCGCAGCAATGTGGCATCCTTGCCGGCCGCGTCAGCGATTAGGTCGATGTGGTCACGCACGCAGTCAAGCTCCTCGCGCAGTGACGGCGTGTGCTGGAAGTCCATGCGCGGGTGGCGGCTGATGCTGGCGCCATCCCATGAATCGCCGTTGTCAATAACGTAGTCAGGCTGCAACTCCTCCAGAATCTGCAGCAGAATCCAGAACGCAGGGCTGGTCTGCCCTGGCCAGAAGTGTGCATCGCTGAACACCACCATTGTGAACGGGTGGTCATGCATGATGCGGTTGGGCAGGTCGCGGCTATGCCGCAGCGTCCAGTCCCCGGCAGACTGTGGTTGCAGCGTGGGCAGGGTGATGCCTAGCAGCTCCTCGGCCTGGCGCCTGTAGCGGTAACAGCGGCGCACGTCGCTGGTGCTTAAGCCCGCCTTCGCCATAGCGTCGATGACGCTGTTAGACGTTGGCCATGCGTCGGCAATACGCTGCGCAGTCTCCCGTGAGATGTGGTCCTTGTGCTTCCCCACAATCCATCCCCTCCCCCTTGCGGGGCTATGCGAAGCGGCGCGATCCTTTCTTGTCGATAATCAGCGCCTGCTTGCGCGGCTTGCCATCAGCTGCATTCGGAATGCTGATGTGCGTCCATGAATCGAACTCTCGGATGACCTGATCGAACTGTAGGTCTGATGCCACGATTGCTCGGACCACCTGGTCTGGTGTCATGCCAGGCACACGGATGTCTGCGGCGCAGCCCTTGCAATGCTGCGATGTGCGCGAACCCTTGACCAAGGCGTTAACCTCTGGGCTGCGATATGCGCTGTTGATGCGCAACGGCTTGCCCATCAGGGCGCGCACCTCTTCAAGGAACTTGGCCAGCCGGCGCAGGTTCATCAATGATTCGTTGTCTGGCACGTTGCTGATGCCATGACGTGCCGCAGCTTCCGACACGGTCAATTCTTCCAGCGTGAAATGCGGGCTCAGGTGCATAGGCTCACTTCATCAATGCATCTAGTTTGGCCTGCTTGTCTTTACTGCCTGATGACGAACCGAAATAGTACGCCAGCACCATCGTCGCGGCGTTGGTGGCAAAGCCTAGCGCGTAGATCAGAATGTCCTTCTGGTTGTCCACCACGTCGACCAGCGCCAGCACCATCGTTGCGGCGAACGCGAACACCAGCGTGCCGATGGCCAGGATGGACACAATGTGCTTGTTGAGCCAGCTCGCATCGGTCTGCATGATGGCCACCTCGCGCTCGCGTGCGGAGCTGCGGTCCTTGACCTCCTGCTCGAACATGAACTCTTCATGCTGCAGGGCGCGGGACTTGATCTCCGCCAGCTTCTCCGGCGGCATGTCGGGCTCAAGCGTGATGCCCAGCTTCTCCTCGACGTAGTCGACGCCTTTGTCAAGTACAGCATCGGCTACCTTCTGCAGGCCGGCACCGGCAAGCTGGGTCAGGATGGGGGCAAGCAGTGGCAGCATCAGTCGCGCTCCTTGTGTTCCTGGATGTGACGGTTGAACAAATCGAAGAGCGCGTGGACCTTGTCCTTCAACGTCTCAATGTCAGCCCAACTTTTGGCCAGCCAGAAGACTAGGCCGGCAAACCCGACCAAGATTGGCCAGATGGTGTTGATGACGGCCAGGGTGGTGTCCACTATTGGGACTCCCTGTCGACCACGCGCATGGCCAGATCGCCATCGTCATCCTCGTACAGATCGATCTCGCGGCCGTCGTCCAGCATGATGGTCAGCTCGTCGTTTTCCAGCGCGACGTTGACGATGGTGCGCCCAACCAGACTGCCGAGAGCTTGCGCCGGGTCCATGTCAACCACCGAGCATCTTCTTGATGAGCAATGTGAACGCGGCACCGATTGACCCAGCTGCCAGCACGATGACGTAAAGCCCGCCTTTGCCTTGGTTGATCATGGCGTTGACGTGCGCCATCTCTTGGCGCAGCAGGTGAATTTCCTGTGTCAACGTCTTGACGTTAGCCTGGAGGGCGCCAAAGTCCTGCGGGTCGATTTCGGTCATCGCAATCATTCCCAATAAACGTCGATTTCGCCAGCATCAAATGAAGCGTTGCCGGTCACTGTGGTGAGGCGAATGCGATCCAATACACCCGCAAGCGTTACGTCACCCCCGCCCAATAGGACTTGGGTAGTTGACGCTTTCGTGCAATGGGTTGACACCCAGCTGTTCCCGCTCGGGTTGACAAGCGTCATCGCCCCGCTCACCACATCAGTGGAAAGCACCGCATTGATAATGAACCCGGCGGTTGAGCTAGCCGCAGTGGCTACGGTTGACACACCGCCACTGGTTGCTAGATAGCCTGTGGTTGTGATGGTCGTCGACCCGAGTTGAATCAGCATCGGAGACGTGCCGTTGGTGCTAACGCCGCGCAATATTACGGTCACCCTTTTTGCCCAACTCGGGATGCCGGTCATTTCAACGCCGTTTGTGGAAATGGTGGTCGATGCGACAGTCTGAGATGCACTGACCGTATACGTCCCAGTGCCGCCAGAACCAGTTCCGAGCGCAGTGATTCTTGTGCCCGACGTTACGCCGGTGCCCGCAATCACTTGACCAACTGCGATGGTGCCAGACGCCACAGCAGTGACTGTCATTGTGGTGCCGGAAATTGATGCGGTATATGAACCCGTGGTTGGGACCGCGCTAGCGGAAGCAAACGGCTGGGCCAACTTATCGGCAGTAACGGCACCGCTTGCAAGTTTGGCAGTGGTGATTGAGCTGTCCGCGATGACCGTGTCGTTGACCTGGATGAGTGACATGATTTGCCTCGACGCTAGATTTCAAAGAAGGCTTTGTGGGCCTTGCCGATCATTGTGGCCATTTCGCCAGATGCCTCAAGCCCCGCCATGACATCGTCGACATCAGCCGCTGTTGAATCATCGCAGCGCACGAAGAAGCACATGCTGTGACCGGGGTCTGCAGGGTTGATGACATTGATTTGGATGATTGGCTCATCCGGCCGGCGATCGGTGCCGCGAACCGAATACTCGTTGAAAAGCCTAGTAATGATTTTCATTATGACGAACCTGTGATAAGTAGGTTGTACCTATATCCTGTCACGCTTCCTGCAGCCGGCGTGGTGCGATTTTGCATACGCAGCAAAAGGGATGTGCCAGAAACGACTAGCAGTGCTTTTGATGCATTAACAGCACCGGCTGGGAAGTTTGTGGCATCAGAATTGAATGCGGCAAACTTCAGTACGGCCCCGGCAATCGTCCATGTCGTGCCGTTCCAGTGAACCATTTGCGCCCAGTTCTTGAACAGCCTGGCAGAGTTCAGCCCAGCTGCGTCAAAATATGTGCCGACCACATCAACATCAATGAAATAGGATGGGGCATTGGTTGTTGCTGACAAGACACTCGTAATATCAACATCAACTTGCGTATCTGTCGAAAGCATTGCTACGCTGCCAAAAAAGTTAATTCTCCCTTGGAAGGCAGAAAAAACAGTATCTGGCGCAGATATCGCACCCACTGCAGTTATAGTGTTGCAACTGATATTGCTAGTAGCAACGCCATTGGTGCTTAAACTCAAAGCGGTAAGAAGGGAAGTAGAACCAGAACCTGTGCAGAAAAATTGCAATTCTGTTGCACCTGTTGCGGTTGTTGCTGTAGCCCTTATTCTTGCCCTTACCCCAGCAGCATTAGCGCTTGCATCATTCCCTTTAAAATCCATTGCTCCATAAACATCATTGATGTTAATGGTCGTGTCGCCATTCTCAAATGTAATGACTGGCCCAGCCAAAGACCGATAGAGGCTTAAATTTCCATCAAGTGACGCACTGCCAATGGTCACCGTTCCGCCAGAAGTCCAGCTGGGGCCGCCAGTTGAAAGCTTTGCTGGCAACACAGAACCATTTGCAATCTTTGCGCTGGTCACTGCGCCGTCTTGAATCTTTGCCGTAGTGACAGAAAGATCATCTGGCACGCCAGCCGCAATCGGAGAGAACCAGCGAACCAGAATATTGTTGGCTCCGGTCGGAGGGGCAACAACAAACGTCAGCGTTGTTCCGTTAATCGTGAATGAAGTTGTTGGGACTTGCGAGACGCCGGATATGAAAACGCTTACGGCATTCAAAGACGCAGGCGCAGACGACAAAGTAAAATTGGTTGTAGAACCGTCTCCACTAAAAGTCTGCGAAAAAACAGTCACCGGGTCTGCAGTAACAGCATCCACCCAACCAGATGCGATATAAACACGCATCACGGATGTTGTGCTGTTTAGGTAAATGTCCCCAATATTTATCGCATTTCCGTTTGGATCAAGCGCGGGGTCGGAAGCCAATGGTCCGTAATAAATGCCGTTAAAATTGTTCAAAGCGGCTTGCGCAAGCGTTGCCGAGTTTGCAGCCGCTGTCGCGCTAGCAACGGCATTTGCAATGTCGCCTTTTACAAGCACGGCCTCAACATCGCCACCCGCGTTGAACGACAAGATTTTGTTGGCGCGGTCGTCATACGACGGCAGCACAACATCAACCGTTGTCGGGTCGGTAACCGGAATCTTGACGGAGCGATCCGCAGTCTCTGCCACCTGCTGCACAAAGATGGTCTGCGAGTCGAGCTCGTCGTTGAGCGTGTTGGCAAACAGGTCGCCGCCAGTCACAAAGTCGGTGGTGCGCTGAATTGCGCGGTTGCCGACAATCGTAATGACATCAGCCGCCGAGGCCGCCGCTGTCAGCGTGACAGAACCAGTGCCATTCGCGTTGATGGTCACCGTGTAGTTGGTGGTCAAGCCCAACAACGTGTCGTTGCGGTAAACCGCAATGTCAGTGTCTGCAAGTACTTCAAAGGTGAACGCATACGGTCCCACGCCGGCTGAACCGTCGTAGACCACCCGGCGCGTCACGTTGCTAATCGGATAAGTCGGCATGGTTAAATCGCTCCTGGTCGGATTCTAACGGCTATCGCTTATAGCGCCCTTGCACTTCTACTCTCGACAATTCAGCTTCAATGCGAGCTTGCAGTGCAGGGTTTTCATCAATCAATTGTTCGCGAGCAGCACCCATAAAAGCCTCATCCCACTTCTTGATGAGTGCCTGCTGTTGATCAAGTTGCAGCAATTGAAAAGATGGGGTCGTACCATTTGTCACAAGAAAATCTTGCACGCCCATTCCGCCAAGTTGCACTTCCTTGGCGTAGATGTTTAGCATCCGGTTGTATTCATCCGGCTCAAGTTTGACAGTAATGCCTTCCTTGCTGATTGCTCGAGGCGGCATTCCTAGCGGCATCTGCAGGCTAATCAGCAATCGGTCAACCGGCTGCATCTTGCTTTCGCTGGTGCGGATGCCGGTAAACCCGAGCCACGGGCGCGCCGGGTCAATTTCCATCTCTGGCTCGGCCCAACGATTTATCTTATCCGGCAGGCTGGCAGACAAACCCGGCGTGCGCGACTTCCAACGGGCGATACCCTCAAGCACACCCTTCCACCCCGTGGCTTCTGATGGCGATGTTGTGATGTCCTTGCGCGTGCCGTCCATGTACCGCTCGACCTGAGCTTGGAACGCGGACCATGCGCCGACAGGTGATCCGCCAATGGCAAACTCGGTGGCATTCTGCGCGACTTGGTTGATGACATCCTTCAACGCCTGGCGCGGATTCGGAGAATTGCTGCCGAGCGCCGACACCATGCCGCTCAAGCCCTGCATGTAGGGCGATTGGCCGACATACTGGTACAGACCAAACAGCGAGCCCAGCGCGACCTGCGATACCTTGTCCTCATCTTCCTCGTAGCGAGCGTATTCGACGTAGTCGGCTGCCATAGCGAAGATGCCTGACAACGGCTCAAACCCACGCAGCGAGACATACAGTTTGCCGTTCTTGCCGACAGACGGGTCCATGCCTGGGATGCCTTCAAGGTATGCCTTGAACTCAGGGTCCCATTCGCCCTGATTCATAACCAACGAATACGGCCGCCACCCATCACGCTGGTAAGTCTGGCGCAGTGCCTTGTTGCCGGGGCCGGAGCCGGTGATGCGGCCCTCAACTGCCATCGTGGTCAGAGAGGTCATGGCCATGCTGCCGAGGCCAAACTTGGCAAGCGCTAGGTCTTGGCGAGCGCCGCCGGCAGCTACGTCGCTGCGCCATTGCTTGGACAGCGGGGCAAAGTAGGAATGCTGCAAACCCTCAGACATAATCCACGTCGGCGTGCGCACGAACGGCATCACAGTCTTGGCAAGAATATTGTTGTTGGTTATTTCCTGCAGGCGAGCTGCGCCACCCTCAAGGTCGCGGGTGAACGTCAGCATCTTGCTGAAATCCTGTGCCGCGTAGTCAATGTTGTCCGGCGGGTTGTCCAGCACCTGTTGGATGCGCTTGGCGGACTCAATGCTGGCCTGCTCTGGGTCCATGCCATCTTCGATTAGGCGGCGCTGAGTGAGCATTGCATCGCGGTATGCCTGAGCATTCAGCTCAAACCGATACGCCAGAGACTTGAATGCCTCATCGGTCGATTGCAGCACGCGCCCCGGCACCGACACAAACTTTGACCATAAGGTCAGAGCTGATGCGGTCTTACCGTCGAACCCATATTCCGCGGCATTCGCGCCGGCGGGGCCAAACTTCGCTTCCGTCTTGCCGCCCTCTGGCGCTCCAGTAACACGCTGCTCTTTCGACGTGCCAGTCTTTAGCGAGCGCCATGCCAACGTCAGTGCATCACGCGACCCTTGCACATACCCGGCAAGACCAGCGAACGCTTCGCCAAAGAACACTTGTTCTTCTTTGCCAAGGCCAAGGCCAAGGCCGCGCCGCGCCGTGCCGATTGCCGCAGCACCCAACCGGGTAAACGGCTGAGACAAAGCAAACGCGGCATTAGACGTGATGTTGACCACAGGCGTGGCCGTTGCCGACAGCAAGCCATTGATCCACGTCGACAACCACAGGTCTTTGACAAACCCAACCTTGCTGGTGCGCTCAATAAGGCGGAGGCGCGATGCGTCGTCGATGGATGCATCAAGTGCATCAGCTAGGTCGCGCACTTGCTGCGTCACATTCGGGTTATTGGCAAGGCCACGCAATGCATCCGTGTTCAATACCGGCCGGCCTTGGTTTAGCACGGCCAGTGCCTGAGCTGGAGCAACTTGGATATTCTTGACCTGCTGCAGAACGTGCGCTGTCAGTGCGTAGTTCTGGATAAACTCTTGCATTGCCTCGGGAGATTGGTCTCCAGCGTTGATGCGCTTGACGACTTGCATCAGGTCATTGGTTACGGCGGGCGCGGTGTACGCCGCACGCAGCACCGTCACCGGCAGATTCTTCAGCCCTTCTGCGGTGCCTTCAAGTTCAGCCAGCCACTCGGGCGTGATGCCCAATGACTCGACCTGGGCGCGCACATCGGCAAGCGTGACGCGGTTGTAGTCCACGCCAGTGCGCTCAGACATGCGCTCGATATATTGCGCGACAGATCGGTCATCTTGTAGGTCAAGGTTGAACATCTCGCCGGTACGCGGCGTGCCCTCGCCGGGCATAGCCGCAGCCTCTGCCTCTAGGGTGGCAGGCTTAGGCGGGCGCTGTGTGCGCGGCACAGGGCGCGGAGCTGGGGCGGCAGCCGGCGGCGTGACGGCGGCAGGCGGCGCAGCGGGCGCGGTCGATGCCGGAGGCGCAGCGGCAGCGGCAGGAGCGGGCGGCGCACCAGCCTGCGTGGCCGCAGGCGGAACCTCGTCAACAAAGCGGCGCGTCGTGCCCTTGAGAATTCCTTTCAGCGCGCCAATCGGGCCGGCAACCATCTCCGGCTCGGCAACTGGCTGCGGCTCAAACGGGTTATCTTGCTCGACGGGAGCGTCTGACGGAATGCTTTCGGTCAGTTGGTCAAGCCGTTCGCCGATGGGTTTGATGGCCATCACTTCGCTCCCTTAGTGGCCTCAATCATGCCGGCCTTAATCTTTACATCGTCAAATACCTTTCTTACTTCATCAAGGTAATCGGCCGTCTTTCTATTGTTCTGCCACGATTGTCCTTGCTGAGATGCTGCACCCGCACCGGACTTGTTGCCTTCATAAATTAGGAAGTACGCCTTCCCTCCAGGGCGAAGCGCATTGTGCGCTTGCGCTATAACACGGTCTCGCCCCTCTTCTTCCTTGATGACATTCAGCACATTATTGACCGTTGCCACATCTGCCTTGCCATCACGCACTGCCTCAATGGCGCGCTTGTTGTGTTCGACTGAGCGGTTGTACGGGTCAATGACATGCAAAGTTGCGCCACGCTTCGACGCCCATTCCATCGCATTGTCAAAGCGCCCGCCTCCAATATCAGCAACAACGTCTCCAGCCTTTACTGCATCAAGGGCTTCCAACTTGCCAAAAGTTGCCGGCAACTTAGACACGTTGATAGATGTCTTGGCAGAACTGTATTGCTGACTGCCAACGTCCCAAATGCTTGGGCTTACGTCTTTGACACTTAGCCCGGCCGGCATATTTTCCGCAGCCTTGATGACCTTGCCTGCGCCACGCGCCACTTCCTTGGCACCCTTGACGTAGCCACCAGGCGCGGCAAACTCGCCAAGCTTCTCGTATGGGTTTGCGCCGCCACCCACGCGGGTGATG